TGATAGCAATGGTCGCTCTTACCAATTTTAGGTGCTGCTCCAACTACGTGAATGGTATGTGGTCTAATACCAAAACAAGCCCTAGTAACAGTAGCCCAAGGGAATGTTAAACCCATCTGGGGTTTCTCCATAGCCTTATCTATAAAGTCAGACACATCTACTACTTCACCCTGTCTTAAAACTTGAGCATTCCAAACAGTAGCTTGATATAATTCCTTTCCTTTACCTTTTACTAACATATCACTAGCATCTTTCTCTGAGAGTATAGCTACCTTTGCTAGTGGTATAATCTTTAGTGCATCTTTCGTTGCTTTCTTTCCTGCACTATCGTTATCGAAACATAAGATAACTTCCTGATATTTATTTATAAAATCTCTGTTGTGCAGTAAGTCTTTACTAGCAGATGTTGCACCACGAGTAAGAGATACAACCGCAGGTTTATACTGTGCATACTTAGGCGGGGTGTTGTCTAGTATAACTTGATGTAAGGCCATAGCATCTAGCCTACCCTCAGTTATAAATAGTTTACGGGAGAGGGGTACTATACTTTGTCCCCATAAATCAAACTCACCCTTTCTATTACCAACTGCTTTAAAGTTTTTATTTATACAATCCCTAACTTCATAGCCTATTAGCTCACCGTTGTTATGGTCAGGGTAGTAGTGTTCTGTTATCGTAGTGCCGTCTACTTCGCTTAAAGCTAACCTGACACCATAGTATTCTACGGTATCTTTACGAATAAGACGGTCAGGTATCTCTAAACTTTTTAAGTTACTGATATCTGGCATAGTCATAACTGTTGATTCCTCTTTGTATTTAATTTTGGTGGTGTCTTGCATGGGGTCATACGTTTCACAAGCAAAGCAATAAGAATTTTGTGTACCATCTTCCTGTACAAATACCTGTTTTCCATCTGAACTCCCGCAATCCTTACAGGATATTTTGTGTAATGGTTTTCCCCTTGATTGTCCCATGATTAGTCTATTCTTTTTCTAAGTTCTTCCATAAAGTATTCCTCCCCATGCTTTTCAATTATTTCGACAGCATCAGCAATACACCAGTTTAATTTCATTTCATCCATAAGTTCTTGTGTCATTATTTCATCTTTATTAATGACATCTTGTAATGTTTTTACTTTGTATTTTTCTTCTTCAGTCATATTTCCTCCTCTGTTTATGTACGAAATATATTAAGGGATAAGGGTTCTAGCTGTCAAGATATTTATTTTACTACTGAGTATTTACTTTTACTAAAAAATATGATACCCTCTAAGGGTGTTGTAGGGTAACAACTAATATTAATATATTGACTTACAGCAATGATGAAAAATACTATAGTTATTTTATAACACATTTGATTAATAACAATGGAGTATATACTTATGATAGATAAAAAGTTATCGGATGTAAACATTGAAGACATGCAGAGTAAGGGTATAAATGTAGTTTTATCACCCAAAGCTAACAGGAAAAATGCTAGTAAAAGTGTACCTGCAATAGAGCCAGAAAGATTGTTCGTTATCTTCTTAGCCTTTCTTTGTTTATCCGTACCTGTATGGCTATTCTTATAAGATATGAGTAGTGAAGTCTTACTAACTATGGGATGTTGGTTGACCTTAGGGTTTCTTTACCTTGTAGCTTACCCAACATCCAATTTACTGCACGATTTTAGATACAAAAGGGATGAGTTAAAGGATGAAGTGATAGTCATTAGAATATTTTACATTGCTTTATCGTTCTATATACTATGTTTTATTACTAAGGCCATAGTATTAAATACATAAAAGGATTTTTATGAGATGTACTGTTTGCAATAACCTACTGACTGATGAAGAATCTGTAAGGAAATACCCCGCAACACACCCACTGTTTAATAATTATATTGATACTTGTACGGAGTGCCTTGAACAAATTAGAGAGATTGAAAGAGACTATGAAGAGTCTAAAAAAAAGAGGGGCAATGTTACACCCCTCAAACATACATAGCAAGTATTCAATGTAATTTTTTCTTATTTATTTTGCCCGTTGTTTCTTCTTCTAATATTACCTCACCCCATGTATCATGTCCATCTAAATAATATTCATCAATCATTTTGTATTCCTCATTATCAAACTTTTCCCTTGCCTCTTTCTCTGAATCCGCTTTGACTTCGTATTCTGTAATATAACATTCAAACCTTTGTACTATGTATTTTTTACTCATATATTAGCTCCTCATTTGCGATTTAAGGGGTGTTAAAATAATTTTGCTTATCATTACACCCCTTTGTTTTTTAATATACTATACTCTACCACCATATGTAACCATTAAAATCATTCCAAACCAAACTAAAAAAGGAATAATTGCTATAATTAATATCTTAATAAATAATATTGGATTCATTCTTCCCCCTGTTGTAATTTTAAAATTTTAAGTTCTTGCCTAGCTCTCTCTACTTCTTCTTTACTAGTACCTATATGAAAAAATACCATATAGGGATTGTCCGGATTAAACCTTTCTAGCCACCGTTCTAATTGTTTTATTCTTCTTCTTCTGGCCATAACTCCACCCTTATAGACTCGTAGTCCCCAGTAGTTTTATTTAAAAATATATCGTGATGTGTATTATCCAGATTATAATATTTAGTATATAAGTATTTATAATTATCTGGATTCTTCATAAGCCCTTGTTTTATAGCGTTATTTGTTGCTAATTCTTTATCTCTTACGGTAATTTTTTTATTCATTATAATGTATCCTCAAAATATATAATCTTATTTCTTAAATTATCTATTTGTTTTTTAATTGCTGTTTGTATATTTGCATCTGGTTTATGGATTGCAATAATTTTTACTAACAACTCAATACTTGCCCTTATATCTTGCGGTATTTCATTTTCTTTATGCATCTTATCCCCCTATTATTAATATTAAAAATGTGGTTGCTATGATAAGTGCGAACATAATAGTTGCCCCTATAATTTCCCAACCTGTAAGGTATTCACCATTTAATCTGTCTTGCTCATTCATTATTGTTCTCCCACTTATTATTAATTTTAATTGATAATTCTGTTATGTGATAGCCACAATCAAATCTTTTTCCAACCCTTGTATATCCGTTGATTGTTGCGTATCTTTTAGCACCCCTTAACGTAAAAGATGTATCATAATAGATGCCCTCATTATTTATAATTCCGTATGTATTCATTGTTATTCCTCCTCATTTAAGTTAGTTAATGTATATAAACCATCTTTAATCTTTCTTTCTGTAACTGGTTTCTTCTCATTTAAAAATATATTTCTATACTTTGATGTAGTAACTGAATAATCCCAGTAATAATCATCAAGGTATATTTTACCATCATTATCAATCATAGCTATAATGCTATTATAACTTTGAAAAAACATCTTGCCGTTATCATTTATTATAAATTGATTAGCAATTCTATTGCCATTTGTACTTTGCATATTTGATACTCTCATTTCTATTTATCCTCCATATCATCTAACAAACTTTCAACCAATGTTTCTAATTGTAATTCAATAGTTATAAGTTTGTTTATATACGAACAATGATAGTTATTTTCTTCAGCATGATAACTTAATCTAATTACATCATTTTTTAGTTTTCTTAATTCTTCTTTCATCATGTCCCCCTATCTATTAAATAAATATGAAATTAATATAACAAATAATGTTAAAGATATAAAACTTAATAACATTATTGCCCCGTAAGTAATTGTAAAAGTAATCATTTTTATTTCTCCTGTTAAGTTATGAATATTTTAATTGCTCTTGATATTGTTCTTCGAATAGTTCTAATAGGGTAGAACGTTCCCATAAATAGCCATCACCGGTAGTTTTTGGTAATCTTTCCAGAATTACCTGAATGGCTTGTTCTTTTGTCAATTGCATATATACCGCCTGTTCTACTGCATTAGCCATAATATGATAATATTCTTCATCATTATTAAGCCAGAGTGCTGTATTCCAATGCGATTTAGATTCCCAGCCGTTGTATGTATTATCTTTATTCATTTCTATTTATCCTCTTTGTTAATTAATGTTGCATTTATATTTTATATATCTTATTTAATTTATCCAATCAAAGTTTTTTATAACCCTTATAAAATTATTTAATGTTGTTTTTAAGGTCATACCCTGTCTTATATATCCAATTCTCCATATGTTCTTTCATGTATATACCATCTTTATGACCCCTTTTCATTTCTTGACAAACAAAAATAGCTAATCTCATTTCTTCATCTGTGAAGTTATCTATTTTATTTCTAATTACTACTCTTTCGTCTGCTATTTCACCCCAACGTTTTGTTTCATCTTTTACTTTCATTTTCTTGCTCCTAGTAAATGGGGCTATTTCTAGCCCCTGTTAATATTAATTAATTTTCTAATGTACTAAGTATTTCTTCTACTTGTTTAAGGCTATAATCTTTTTTAGCGTAATATCCTATATTTATTTTAGTCTTTTGTCCCATTATTGCGTAAACTTCTACGGGTTTAAAGGGTGGTAAAATATCGCTTATAGTCTTTTCTTTTATAATAATTTTATCTTTCATCATCATTTCTATTTCTCCTCTATTGTTTTTGTTTGTTTTCTTTCTTTTAATATTTTTTTATTATGGTCTTGTATTTTTTCAGTTATATAAAACATATAACACAAGCTTAATAAAAATATAACTCCTACCATTAAATCAGTTATTAATTGTATATTTTCGCAAGTCATTTTATTTCTCCTATTTAAGTTTTTATTCTGTTTCGTTCTTTTGAACTCTTCAGCTAGAATACACATTCTAGGACAGATGGGAGCTATTTCTAGCTCCCTGTTAATTTACCTACTTAGTCCATTTCCCATCTTTACCTAAATTCCAATATCTGAGAATTTTAGCTTCTTGTTTCTTTATATCGTCTAATATATTCTCTACAGAATCCTTATTATTTCTCGCTACTTCAGTCATTAAGTTTTCTCTCATCATTCTTAATGTATCTGTTGCGATTTTTACTTTTGTTTCTATTCTCATTTTATTGCTCCTAGTTAGTGGGAGTATTTCTACTCCCTGTTAAGTTTTAATAATAAATATCTGGGATAGCAATACCTTTTTTTTGAAGTTCTATACCTTTATGTACATAATTTATAAATCTTTCTCTATCAAAACTATCACTACACCATTCTAAAGTATCTCCAAAACTCTCCATAAAAAGTTCATCTTCCATAATTATTTTTTTCATTTCTGGATTTACTGTCTGTGCTATAAAAAAATTTGCTAATCCTATAATTTCATTTTTTTTCATTTTCTTGCTCCTATTTAGTTATACTTGCTTTATACCTACAAGGTATGAGTGCATATTATACAGCTAGAATAATAATGTCTAATCGAATGTTTTTATCGTAGTCATAAGTAAAACTTATAAGGGGTTAGTTTAAAAATATAGGTGGCATATATTGCAGGATTGTTTTGGGGTGTGTAGGTTGCTCCTCCTAATGCTCACCCCTCAGAAATTTTGAGGGAATTTCTCGCGTAAATATGAATGCGAACCCCAGCACACCCCCGCGGGGGGCGGGGTGGGCGACACTAATATATATAGTACCACCCCAGATACAAAAAAGAGGGAATGTTTGGACTCCCCACCCGTTGTTTATTAACGAAAATAGTTTGTTAAAAAACAAACAATAACGAAAAGAAACGAAAGGGCTATACCCCAGTAAATTACTAGGGTTTAGGGGTTAGGGGCTGGTTAAAAAAATTGCAGAAAAAGGACAGCCAGACACGTAGTGTGAGGTGTAAGGGCATACCCCTAGATTGTTTAATAAAATTAAACTAATATTATATCCCATTAGATATAATCTATTGACTTTTGCTTAAAAGTATGATATAATACCTTATATTATATAACAAGATATAAATTATTATTAGTAGTAGTATACCCCTTGTATATTATTATTTATTTTTCTCGTTACTGTTTTATAATTAAGGGCAGGACTATGCATAAAAATAAAATAATTATTATGGATGATAAAGAGTTAAATATAAAACAACCCAAACACTATACCCACAATGGGATAGAACCCATAGATTACATTATAACTAACAAACTAGATTTCTGTGAAGGCAATGTGGTTAAGTATATTAGTAGGTGGAAACAAAAGAATGGTGTGGAAGATTTAAAAAAAGCTAGACAGTACTTAGATTTCTTAATAAATAAACAATTGGAGAATTAAAATGGCGGTAGTACAAGGATATAAATTTACTGTTCCTAAAGATAAAATGAACAAAATGACTAATGTACTTGAGGGCGACAGAATAAAAAAAGTTATTCTTGGTTTACAAAAAGGAGAATCAGATGCTAAATTAAAAAAATATTTAGGAGATGAATTTCCAAAAGGTACATTAGATATAATAAAAAAGGAATTAGGTTTAAAATGATTAACTTAATAGCTCCAATCGTAAGTTTAGGTAAAACATGGCTGGAGGGTAAGCAAGAGCTTAGTAAAGCAAAGCAAGAAGCCCAGCTA